GATTATTGAAGGAATGGGATTACCAGTTAGGATTACTCCTAAACTGTCCATTTCTGATGGCATTAACTCAGCTAGGATGCTGATGAATAGATGTTACTTTGATCAGAACAGATGTGCAGAAGGTTTACAGGCTTTAAGACACTACAGGTATGCAGTAGATCCTGATACAAAGATGTTTAGCGATAAGCCTTTGCATGACCAGCACTCTCATGCTGCTGATGCTTGGCGGTATGTGGCGGTAGGGCTTGATGAGAAGCCTAATGAATGGAATAAGTCCCTTAAAATTAACACCAAATGGATCGTATAAATGGATCAAGAAAAACTTAAAGGCATATTAGACTCAGAGATTGATAACTCTCTAGGCTATATTCAAACAGATACTACTGATGAGCGCTCTAAAGCTCTTGAGTATTACAACAGAGAGCCATATGGCAATGAAGTAGAAGGTCGCTCTCAGATTGTTACTGGTGAAGTTGCTGAGGTAGTTGATGGTGCATTGCCACAATTATTGCGAGTATTCACTCAGTCTGATGAAATTGTCCGCTTTGAACCTAAATCATTTGATGATGAGCAAAAGGCTTTACAGGCTACTGAGTATGTAAACTGGGTAATGAACCGAGACAATGATGGTGTATCTATCATGCATAACTGGTTCAAGGATGCATTACTACAGAAGAATGGCATTGTTAAGGTTTACTGGGATGAAGTAGTTAATATCACTAAGGAAAAGTATCAGAACCTTAATGAAGAAGAATTAACTATGATCTTGTCTGATGAGTCTATTGAAGTCTCTAAGCAAGAACAAATTGAGCAAGAGCCATTTGTAGATCCAATGACAGGTCAGGTTTTCCCTAACTTTTCATACAATGTAACAGTCAAAAAGACAAATAAAACTGGTAAGGTAGTTATCGAGAATGTGCCACCAGAGGAGTTCTTAATCAGCAAGAAGGCTCGTACTATTGCTGATGCTCCATTTGTAGCTCACAGAAGGCTTATTACTCGCTCTGAGTTGATTGGCATGGGCTTTGACCGCAAGACAGTTAATAGCTTGCCTACTTGGTCTGATTTGACTTATACACAGGAAAGAAATGCTCGCTTTAGCAATGGCGAGAATCCTGATACAAACAATACTCTTGATCCATCAATGGAAGAAATCGAAGTCTATGAGTGCTACTTAAAGGTAGACATGGATGGTGATGGAATCGCTGAGTTAAGAAAAGTTGTTTATGCAGGTAAAGAAGTTCTAGATGATACAGAGATTGACTTTGTACCATTCTGCTCAATCTGCCCTATTCCAATGCCACACAAGTTTTTTGGACATTCATTTGCAGACCGCGCTATGGACTTGCAATTGATTAAGTCTACAGTTACTCGCCAGATACTAGACAATATGTATATGGTGAATAGCCCTAGAACTATTGCTATCGAAGGTCAGGTAAACCTAGATGACTTATTGACAGTAACTGCCAATGGTGTAGTTAGAGCCAAGAACCCTAATGCTGTTACTCCTATGACAGTTCCAGCTACTGCTGCTCAATCATTCCCATTGCTTGAATACTTGGATGTTGTTCAGTCTAAGCGCACAGGTGTAAATGATGCACAGCAAGGCTTGAATCCAGACATCTTACAAAATACTACAGCTACAGCAGTAGCAGCAATGCAGTCGGCAGCAGCAGGTAAGATTGAATTAGTTGCTCGAATCTTTGCTGAAACTGGAGTAAAAGACCTGTTCCAGAAGATTCTACAGCTTCTATGCAAGTACCAAGATAAGGCTAGAGTAATTCGCCTAAGAGGTAAATATATCTCTATTGATCCGAGAGAATGGACTAACCAGTTCGACATCTCTATCAATGTAGGTCTTGGAACAGGTAACAAACAAGAACAAATGGCTATGATTGCTATGGTTCTAGGCAAGCAAGAGGAAATCCTAAAGACTTCTGGAATGAATAACCCATTGGTATCTGCAAGCCAATACCGCAATACTCTAGGTAAGTTTGTAGAGTCTGCTGGCTTCAAGGATTCTAGCGAGTTCTTCAAGGAAGTTACTGCAGAACAGGATCAACAGCTTGTCCAAGAAGAAATGCAAGCAGCTCAGGCTCAAGGTCAGAACCCACAAGTTCAAGCCTATATTGCTCAGGTTCAAGCACAAATCCAAGCAGATCAGATGAAGGCTCAGGCTGACATCCAATTGGCTAGAGAGAAGGCTGCAGCTCAGATGCAATTAGAAAGAGAGAAGTTTGAATTAACAATGGCTCTTAAACAGCAAGAGTTCGAGTATGAAGCTCAATTGAAAGCTATGCAAATTGGCGCTAAACTTAGCCCTACCGCAAACATACCTAATGTCCTATGAACAAAGCTGAAAGAGCAAATGTATATCTAACAGACGATTTCTTTAAAGAACTTGTCGAAACACAAAAAATGTTGTATAAAAACAACATATTTAATAGTGCTGAGGATGATGTGGAGTTTCGAGAGAAAAGCCTAATCAAGCTCAGGGCTATTGAAGAATTTGAAGCCAGTATCCAAGCTATCGCTGATGATAAGCAGATACAGGCTAAGAAGTGGAAGATTTTGTAAACAACCGAAAGGTAAAAAATGAGTGAAAACACCAATCCTGAATCAGGAAGTGTAACTGTAGGTCAAGCAGCTAATGCATTTTTGTCTTTGATGGACTCACCGACTGAGGAAGCGAAAGCTCAACCAGAGGAAGGCTATCAAGCTCAAGCAGAGGAAGAAGCAGAGCAATCTGAAGAAACTTCTGGTGAGCAAGAGGACTACACAGATGAAAGTGCAGAAGAAACTGAGTACCAAGAAGAAGAAACCGAAGAACCCCAAAGATTCAAGGTCAAAGTAGACAATGAAGAAATTGAGGTCACCTTAGAGGAGCTTCAACAAGGTTACAGTCGCACAAAGGACTATACAAAGAAAACTCAGGCTTTAGCTGAGACTCGCAAGGCTGTTGAAGCCGAGAAAGCGAAGATCGAAGAAGCCAAGCAGTTGCGAGATACTTATGCTCAAAGACTAGAAGTTATCGAGAAGTTACTTACTCAGGATCAGGGTGAGGAAAACTTAGCAGAACTAAAGGAATCAGATCCTATTGGTTATGCGATCAAGGTAGCTGAAAGATCAGAGAAAGAGAAGCAATTGCAAGCAGTTCGAGCTGAAAAACAGAAGATTGCTCAACAGCAAGAATCTGATAGACAGCAAGCGCTGCAAAGTCATTTGCAAGCAGAAGCAGTAAAGCTGAAGGAGATGATTCCTGAGTTTAGGGATGAAGCCAAAGCCGAGATAGCTAGGAAAGATATTCGATCCTATGCCAAATCTGTCGGTTTTAGTGATGAAGAACTAAGCCAAGTGTATGACTCTAGAGCAGTTAAGACTCTCTACAATGCAATGATGTATGAAAAACTAATGAAGGGTAAGACTGATGCTGTAAAGAAAGTGCAGTCTGCACCTAAAGTAATCAAGGCTGGAAATGGCGGTCAGTTAAGCGCAGAGCAAGATGCAGCTAAGAAACAGATGCAAAAACTCAAGCAAACTGGCAAAAAGTCAGATGCAGCAAAACTATTTGAAAAATTTATTTAAGGAAAATTAAATGCCTACATTTACAAGATATGATGCAGTTGGCGCTCGTGAAGATTTAACTAATGTTATCTACAACATCAGCCCACAAGACACACCTATTATGTCATCTATTGGTCAAACATCTGCTAAAGCTGTTTACCATGAGTGGCAAACTGATGCTTTGGCATCTGTAAACACAAGCAATGCACTTGTTGAAGGTGCTGATGCTACTGCTGCAACTTTGTCAGCAACTACTCGTATCGGTAACTACACACAGATCGTAGGTAAGACTGTGCAAGTTTCAGGTACTTTGGAGTCTGTAGACAAGGCTGGTCGCAAATCAGAAAAGGCTTACCAATTGGCTAAGGCTTCTGCTGAATTGAAGCGCGACATTGAAGGTATCATCACAGCTAACCAAGGTCAATCTGCTGGTAACAGCTCAACAGCTCGTGTTATGGGTTCTTTGTTGTCTTACATCAAGACAAACACAAACAAAGGTTCAGGTACAACTGCTGGTGCAGATCCTACAACAATCGGTGTTTCAACTCGTACAGATGGTACAACTCGTACTTTCCAAGAGTCTATGCTTAAAGATGTTGTAGCTAAAGTGTTTACATCTGGTGGTACTCCATCAACATTGTTTGTTTCTCCAGCATTGAAGCAAGTAGTTTCTGGCTTCACAGGTTTGGCAGCACAGCGCTACCAAGTTCCTACATCTGGTCAAGCAACAATCTTGGCTGGTGCAGACTTGTACCAATCTGACTTTGGTGTAATCAGCATTGTTCCAAACCGCTTTATGCGCACTCGCGATGCTTTGGTATTAGATCCAGAGTATGCAGCATTGGCATATTTGCGCCCATTCCAAACTAATGACTTGGCTAAGACAGGTGACTCTGAAAAGACTCAAATCTTGGCTGAATTGACATTAGAAGTTAAGAATGAAGGCGCTCATGGTGGTGTATTTGACTTGTCAGCAAGTTAATATGTGAGTAGAATTGGGGGTGGGGAAACTCACCCCTAATTTCTAGGAGAGGAAATTGTCTAAACTAGGCGATCTCGGCAACAACAAAACAGCTTTTGCAGATGGCGAAGGCGGTCTAATTATTGAAACCAAGGTAGATTTAAGCGGATTCGCTGAAGCTACTAAGGCAGCATACAATGAAAATAGTGGTAAAACAGGATGGGGAGATACTCCTTATGATC